AAAAGAAATCTCTTACACAACTATATTCTAAAAGAGTATATAGTTTTAGAAGAAAAACAAGTCCTTTAGCGGGTAGTATGAAATCAAGGTTAAAAGGAATGAATGTAACTAAGGGTGAATTATAATGTCAGTAGCAACAACAACACAATATTGGAATAGTAGAATGAATGGTGCAGACCCTACGGGTTTGACAGGTAATTTCCAAGATGCTTGGACTGCTGCATCCGGTGGTGGTTCTGCATCCGGTGGTGATTGGGTTATAACAAGCGGAACATATACAATAACACCTACAACAAATACAGCATACACATTTGTTGCTTGTTTGTCTTATACTACTGCGCCCGATGATGACGAAGTTCTTGTAAAGTTAGATAACGGTACACATAAAATAGAAGTAAAAGGTACTGGTAACGGTACTTCATTAAAATTAGTAGGTGCTACAACAGTTACGGTAAGTAATTTAGATTTACTTTTAACGGAAAGTAAACCTGTTCCTTTAGTTTTAAGATTAACTTTAGATTCTACAGGTGTTGCTAAAATGTATGTACATGAAATTATACAAGATGATAACGCCGAAGATATATTTAGTAGTGTTACAGGTGCTAGTGGTTCATCTAAAATTGTACAATGGGGTAATACAAGTGGTAATATAAAATGGTCTAATGTATATTATTCTAAGTTTGGTGCATTTACTCCCGAAGAATTAATGACAAGTGCTTTTGCACAAAACGCAGTACCTAGAATGGGTATTAGTATTGTTGATTTACTTAAAAATACAGAAAAAATATATCTAAAATCACAAGTACCGGACAGTAATATTATGTATGGGTATGATATTTCCTCTGAAATGATAAACAGATATACTGTACCTAATATCCACGTTATAGTACCTAGTGTAGAATCTCCTAGTTTTGATTCTCTAGCAGGTTCTAAAACTACACAAAATTATGATGTTGTTGTTTATGTTACAACTAGAGGTACAAACTACGAAAATGCTTATAGACAAGGCTTAAATATATTAGGAGAAGTATTCGATGAGTTATATACTAAAACAGGGGTAAGTGGTACTACAGATAGTCTTATATCTTATAACGCCGAGTTTGATACAAAAATGGATGACGATGAAACAGTATGTGTACACACACTAAATCTAACGTATATGCGTAGAATAGATATGAGACAGCGATAATATTGATAAGAGACTCCCTGCGTTGTAATGATTACATAGAGGTAATATTATGGTTGAGTTTTTAAATAGATATGTTTCCATAGCAAAAGAAGGTTCTTACGGCGGCAGCCCCGGAACAGCAATTTTTGGAGAAGTAGACGATGAATCGCTAGAAACTACATTAGAAATGATGAGTAGAAATGACATTAGTAGGCAAATTGCTGCTAAAATACAAACAGGAACAGAATACTCCGCAGGTAGTCTAAATCTTGCTATGCAAGTAGATGATTTCTTGGGTATGTTAATCCATAGTATTTTACCGGATGATAAAGTCACAACAGGTAGCCCTAACTCTCATCAGTTTGAGGCTGCTTCATACGCTAGTAATAATCTAAGTAATACACGTGTTTTTAATACAGGTACGTCTTACGCAGTAGGGGAATATGTATATTACCAAAACGATTTATACAGATATACTTCGGCTCATAGTGCCGGTACTTTTAGTGCTTCGGAAGCATATAAAATTGAATACCCTTCTTTTACCGTAGTAGTAGGTAGAGAAGATAAACAACATACATTTACAGGTATGATGGTTGATAAATTAAGTCTATCTGCAAATGTTGGTGAATACGTTATGTTAGGTGTAGACTTTGTAGGTAGGGCAGAATCCGGTGTAGGAGATTTAGTAGTCCCTAGTTTTGATGGTGTAGCATTAAACGCTTTACATTTTGCTAACGGTAATGTTTATTTTAGTGCAGGTAGTGGTGCAGTTGATGGAACCGCAACAGGAAAAGTAAAATCAATTTCTTTTGACGTATCTTTAAATAGAGATACAGATAATTCATACGGTCTAGGTAGTAGTACTTATAGAACCGCACCTGCTTCACAATTAATGGAAGTTAGCGGTAGTATTGAGTTTAACGAAGTAGTTTACACACAAGTAGCAACTGAACCTACATATCAATCAATGACAGCAGAAGGTGGATTAGCACTAATGAATGCCGGTGCTAGTGGTGCGCCTGTTATGAAACTAACATTTGCAGAAGAAGATGTAGCAGCAAATATATTAACTATTGAGTTTAGTCATTTACAATTTGAAGCACCAACAGGTGCAAGTGTAAGTGGTAGAGACACAAACACAATGTCTGTAAACTTTACAGCACTAATGAATCCTTCTTCCGGTAGGTCATTAAGTATGACTCTAGCGGGTGCAAATATACAAACAGCAGCATATTGAGGTGATTAAGTATGGCTAACAATGGTGGTACAGTAATTGCAGACAAAACCAAACTAAAGGTAAATGCTTTTACAGGTACAGCAGCAGAAGTACAAACAGCATTTAGGGCTGCAATAGCCAACGATGACGTAGTAATTTCTTGTGATACTTCAAGAAAGAAAGATAGTAATTTTATTACATTGACCGTAGTATGGATTGATGTAGCATAAACATAAGGTGAGTAAGATGGAAACATACGAAGATAAAGAAGGAAACATTTGGTCTAAAGAAATAAAAGATGGTAGATTAGTTGAAAAACTTATCGAGAGAAAAAAGAAAGCAGCACCAAAGAAAAAGGCTGCTAAAAAATCTAAAAAACAATAAGGTGTAAAAATGAAAGTATTAGTAGCAAGTAAAGATATAGAAGTACTAGCCGCAGCATTAGGACAACACCCTGCCGAAGATGTTTGGTGGTGGTCGCAAGAATCAAGAAGAAAAGAAGGCTATGCTTTAGGTATGTTAAGATATAGAATAATAGAAACACCTACAAGAGAAGAAGCAATTAATTCTATGGAATGGGATAAAGTAATGAAAGCATTACCCCGTTCTTTTACCCCAAAAGAAGATGAAGAAGAATGAATGATAGGAATACCTTCATAAACACTTTAGGTGTTTGGGAAATTAAAGAGGATGGAACAATCCGTCTGATAAGCGAGGCGGAACAGCCAAAAGAAAAAAGAAGGAGTGATAGAAATGCCGGTACTAAAAAAAGAAATAGAATTAAATGATGGAACAAGAATATGGGTCAAACAAGCATCCGGTATGGCTAAACTCAAAATAACAAATCTACAGGCTAGAGCCTTTAGAAAAATGAAACACGCCGGCGACCCTTCTGATTGGACAGATGAACAAAATGAAGAGTTTGCTACAATGCTTGATGAAATGGATGCAGGAATGGAAGGACAAATTAGAGCGTGGGTTCCCGACTGTATTTTAGATGAAGATTTTGATTTAGATACTCTTACAATAGATGAATTAAATGGTATTTTAGCGTTTGTTCGTGGTGATGTAGACGAGGGCGCAGTCCCTTTATAAACTTTATTAGAGTAGCCCCCTCTCTATGTATGGCTTACAAGGGGGTTTTACCCTCGGACCTATGGGATAGGTATGATTGCGAGGGCGGTTCATACAAAATGGAATTAGATTTAATAATTGCTAGTGAAATAGGCGAACAAATAACTGCTGCTACAAAAGACTCTAAAACTGACGCTAAAGGCGCAGTCTCTCGCATGAAACAAAGAAGAGAACAAAGAAAACTATTATCAAACGGTGGTGATTTACTAGAAGCACTTAGAGATAGCGGGGTGCCTATTAGGGGCGAGAGTGGAAAAAATGAATGATTTGTTGATATTACCTTTTATGAATCTAATGCCTTTGTTTGTGGCTGTTTTATTTGTAATACAAGTAGCCGGTGCATCAAGAGTAATGTTCGATGTTATTGGTACTTTCCAAGCAAAAAGATTAATTACTGATGCTAAAGCGGCATCTACTGTTTTCCAATCTATTATGCTAGATGCTATAATGGGTGTACAGGATGCAGCAGTCGCTATTGGCGACCAAATGACAGCGTTGGTAGATGCTACCGTTCCTGTCGCAGAAGAAATTGAAGAAGCAAGAATACAAATGGAAAAGTTTATTTCTGCCGGTGAAGATATAGATACTGTTACAGCACAAGTAGAACAAATAGGTTTAGGTTTTGGTTTTGCTGCCGATGAGTCCTTTAGGGCTGCGGCAAAAATGGCTCAATTGTCCGGTGTTTTAGGTGCGGGTACTATGGGTGCGGGTACTGAAATGGGTATGGCGTTTGGTCTTATATCTGATATGGACACCGAAGCGGCTATGCAACGTATGGTAAACTTACAGCAACAAACAAACTTTATGACAAAGTCTATTGAAGAAAATATGTCTGCTGAAAAGAAAAGCAATATTATAAGAAGAGATACAATGGAAATCCTAGACCAACTTAACACAATTGAAAATAGGTCGGTTGCTACGATGAATCAAATAACTTTTGTTATGAATCAATTCGCATCACAGGCTCACCTAGCCGGACAATCTATTGCTAGTATGGCCGCTATGTCGGCTACACTTATTGAAGCCGGTGAAGAACAAGGTAAGGGTGGTCGTGCTTTGCGTATGATATACGCTAGGTTAGGTGCTAACACAAGCGGCGCAGCAGACGCATTCCATGATTTAGGTATTGCTACAAAAGATTCAAACGGTGTACTAAGAAGTCTTTCTGATATATTTAGGGATTTAAATGATATATACCCCGAATTAAATGAACAACAACGTATGGATTTAGCCCAAAAAGTAGCAGGTAATAGACACTATACTAGATTCTTAAAGTTAAGCGAAAACTATAATAGAACATTAGAGTTAGAGTTTGAGGCTTTGATTAGGCTTTCACCTGCATTAGAGGAAATACAAAGAAGGCAAAACACAAATCTTTTCGCATTACAGCAATCCGAAGCACAGGTTAAAAAATATGCAGGTGCTATAGGAGATGCACTTATGCCTTCTTTAACACTAGCAAACCAAAAACAGGCTATGTTTAATAGAGAAATAGCAGGTTTATTAACAGGTCCTTTAAGTGATGTAATAACACCTTTATTTGCTGCCGCACAAGGTATGCAAAACATAGTAGGTCCGGTAATAGCACTACAAGTTAATGTACAAATGCTTAGTGTTGCTATGAATACATACCGTACTATATTAGGTGCATTAAATAATGAAGAAATTATTAATACTCACGCCTATGGTAATAAAAACGAACAATATATTAGTGGAACAAGTATATTGTTTCAATACAACCAAGTATTAGATGATATAAATAATAATATAAAGGTACAAACTCTTAATCTAAAAGAATTAAGTCGTGAGGAACAACACAGATTAGCCCTAAAAATATCGAGAGATGCCGAAGATTTAAGACAGATGAAAGCAAAAGTGCCTATCATATTGGAAGATAACGAAAAATTAAGGTTATCTAATGAAACACATACTGCGAGTATTGCCGCACAAAGAGAAGAATTAAATAAATTAAAAAACTCTTTAGATAGTGCTTGGCCTTCTGTTGAAGCAAAAACCCAAGCAGTAAAGCAAGCAGAATTAGCAATAGAGCAAGAAACACAAGCATTAGCAGAAAACAGCATGGAATTGATGAGAAACGAAAGACAACTAGAAATAACTACAAAGGCAGAAAACAGACTAGAAGCATCAAAAAGAAAATTAGCAGGTGGAGAAACTGCCCGTAAAGCAAGAATGAAAGCAGAAGGTAGAGCAGAAATGGACCTTATGAGTGCTAGAGTAGCAGCACAAACAAGGTTTGCTATGGGTATAGCAGCAACGGGTTCTGCTATGATGTTATTTTCTAAGAACCAAACTATGATGAGAGCAGGTATGATTCTAAATACTGTTGCTATATTAGCACAGGTACAAGCAACTATGTTAAAAACTACTACTGATAAAGCCGGTAATGCGGTTACAACACACGCATTATTATTAGGTAAATACGAAGCAGCAAAAGAAGGATTTATTACTTTGTTAAAAAATGCACACGCAAGGGCCAATATGGGTATTGCTGCATCTGCATCTGCGGCTGCTGCTGCATTAAGAGCGCAAGGTGCTGCGGCTGCTGTATCATTAGGTCCTTATGCTGCACTTGCTGTCGCTGCTATGGCCGTAGCAACTATTTTTGGTAAAGTTTTTAGTGCGGGTAAAGATGTAGCAAAACAAACTAATGATTTAGATTTAAGTTTATACACAGCATCTAGTGATGAAGTTATAGATGCCCTAAAAACAGAAAATAGAACTTTAGAAGAACAAAAAATACACTTAGAAGAATTAATGGAAGAAAGAAATAAATTAGCAGAAAGTACTAATACTTTAGATAAACAAAGACTAGAGTTTTTGGATAGAGAAATTAGTAAAAACTTAACCTTATTAGATATTACAGCACTAAGGGCAGCACAAGATGAAGATTTTTTGAAAGAAGCAAAAAAATATTTAGATTTTAAGACAGAAATCCAAGCCGAAGATGATGCAAGAGAGGCAAGAGGATTTATTGGTTTAAATAGTGGTGGTGGGGGTAGACAAAGTGTAGATGCAATAAATGCTATGAAACTATATCAAGGTGAAAGAAGTAGATTTATGCAACAATTTAAAGAAGATAACGAGGTACTATTCCGTGAAGGTGGGTTATTTGCAGGTATAACCGAGTTTGACGAATTAATGTCTTTAATAGAAAGTAGGACAGCCGGTTTAGATTCGTTTTTAACAAACTCTGAACAGGCTAATTTAGGTATAATTGTAGACGGTTATAAAGAGGCATCCGAAGCACTACATGAGTTTAGTAATGCTAGGGAAGAATTATTTTACGGTTTTTCATCGGAAAACCTAACAGGTAATCTAGTTAAACAAGTAGTGCAACAGGGGGTGGAAACCCTTATAACTACCACAGAAGTAATTATGACTAATACATTCAATGGTATGACTACCGCAGAAGCAGCGAATCAAATCTTAGATGAAATAGAAAGGGGCGCAGGTTTGAGAGGAATGAATCTTTCTTCTTAGGTGATTTTATGGTAAGAAAAGTTGTTTCTAATTATGGTGTGTGGTTGGCCGGTTATTACGATGATTTTAATAGTGCTAGGGCTATACCCGATGATGTAAATGCGCCAAGTAGCACAAACGAATATAGTATAATTAAAAGCCATTATGGTAATCCTATGAATGGGGAAGCCACACTAAATCCTAGATATAGATTTAGTATAGCAGATAGAAATAACGTGGGTTCTAATCATGTACAAAACGTAGATAACGCAAACAGATACCTTAGTAATGATGGTATCTTTGAGTGGTTGTCTTACGATGAATCAAGACAAAAAGCCGAAAAGTGGGAAGGTCGAGCGCAACTACAATATCCCGATGGACACGTTGCTAATAGATATAAGTTTAACACAGTTTCTAGCGAAAATTATTTATTATTTTCTAACGGATATGATAGTTTAGGAGAATATTACGTTAGTACGGGAGATAACGATTCTACATTTGGTAGAAGCAGCATGAAGTCTTTTACTACAAGTAATTATGACAATAAAATAGCGG